GAGTAAGTTCGAGCCAAGATGGAAAATATGAAATCACCGAGAATCTACGAAACGAAAAACGTCGATCTCGCTGCTTTTTTGATGCTTGAGGGGATTAAGTTCCTCGAATGTAAGGTGGATCAAAACTCCGGAAAAGATCTGGTTGTGATACGATTCATCGACGATAAGACGAATTGTTTGGATTTGGAACGAGTATTTATGACTTCAGAGTTCAAAAAGTACCGGGATTTGACCAAGTACCTTTTGAAAGAAGTCCACGGTAAATTAAGGGAGAAACGCTAATGGCGGCACCACAAGATAACTATGTTCAGTACCCGGTAACGAAAACCGTCGGTCCCGACAAGATGCGGGAACTTCGCTACAACAACGATGCTAAAGCCGACAAAAAAATGGAAGTTCTGGCGACTCCCATTTTGGTGCTCACCGCTTCGCAAGCGACTACAGGTTTCAATGTGGGTATAGGTAATCTCTGTCGAGTATTCGGTACCGCAGGTAGCTCCTTAGTCCAATTCGCAGAAACTATCCCCGGAGCAGTACCTACGACCACTACTCAGACCGCGGCTATGCTTTCACTTTCAGCCCAAGTATTTGTAGCTACAGGTGATTTTATTCGAACTACAAGCGACGTAACTCGCGTCGAAGTTTACGAAGATTAATCAATGAAATCCGTAATTTATAAGGGAGAAGCCATGATAAGTATTTAGGAAAACCTAAAGGAGACTTATCATGTATATTTTACCCGACGCCCGAGAGGCGTACCGCCATTGGTGGGAGGGTCAGGTCGCAACCTATGCGCTCTGGTACGCCTACCGCCATCTCAATATCCCTGCCCTCAATTATATGCCGCGCATCCCACGTCGTCGTTCTTACTGGGGTCGCCGATGGATGGCACCATGGGACATATCTACGAGTGGCGAATCCCGCTTCGTTCAAAATGGCTATCCCAGAAAGACCAAAAACCAAGTCCGAGAGGATTGGCGTGCCCATAAGCAATTCACGCGCGACAAAGCGAAATATGAGCGTCGTAGCGGGTGTCCGCCCTGGCTCAAACGCCAATGCAATCAAGACTACAGAGCCTGGGTCCGAAATTGCATCAAACGCGGTGATTACGATAAGATCCACATCAAAACTCGCAAGGATTTCTTTGATCCATGGATGTGGGACTGATCTCAGGTCCTGATATAATTGAGATACGGGGTCGAAGGGTCGATCCTTTGAGGAAATGGTATGGCAATCGAGAAAAGCTGGGAAGCAATTCCCTCGCGCGTATTTACGTCTGATGGCGGCACAGCTCCCGCAAACGCAGGTCTCGTGACTCTCGCAACTACCATTGATTTTCGCGTAAAACAGCAAGTAGTCGTCACCGCCAATGCTCTACTCTCTTTAGAACTCGAAGTCAAACAAGTGATTTCTGACACTCAAATGTATGTGGGTTCGCCGGGCAACATCGCCAATCGTCAAGATCTTACCGGCTACACAGTAGCTGCCAACGCCGCTATCTTTGCAGTTCAGCAACCCAGACCTTCGATTCCAGAAAAAGAATACTCTAGGGCTGAATTTGAAGAAGAGCCGGTCGTCGCTAAAAGATCCTTTCTCGTTGACGATTATGGGAATCCATATAATTCGGAAAATCCTTTCCCGGTAACGCAAGATAGTGACGGAATTTTACTTTTCAATTTACCTTACGACAGCGGGCAAACTACGTATCCGAGTTCAACACAGACTGTTTACACAACATATAAAGGTGGATTCAGCGGAACTCCAGTGCAGCAAGTTACCTTGAATTTTACAGATGCTACTCAAAACAATCTTTTAAACTGGCAGCGAGCTAATTGGAATGGCTCTGCCTGGATTGTGAGTCTGTAATGGGCTTCAAGTTTAATCCATTCACGGGAACCTTAGACATAGCTGGGAGTTCTGGATCAGGAGGCGGAGTGCAAGGTCCGCCAACCTCGACCAATGGAGCGATAGCGACTTGGAATGGAACTTCTGGAAATATTATCCAGGACAATCCAAACACGAATATTCAACCTAGCGGAGCGATCGAAGCACAAATGTTTATTACAAAGCAGCAAGTAACCGGAGCAATTGTCATCAATCAAGATGAATGTGCGATTTCTCCATCGTTAAATATTACACCTACCGGTTCAATTGATTTGACCGGCGGCGGATCATTGGAGATAAGATAATGGCAATACCACAAGGTACAATAGGATTACCACAACTCGGGGCAAAGCCTTCTGCTCCAGGCGCGGGTACGGTCATCATCTACACAAAAACAGATGACGTTCTTTACCTACAGGATGACACGGGTACAGAAGTACCATTTGGTTCGGCATCTTCAATCACTTCTTTGACAGGCGACGTTTCTGGAACGGGTCCTGGCGCAGCGGCTACGACCGTAAACTCGGTAGGAGGCTATTCCGCATCAGCCATCGCATCATCTGTGGCGGCTACTCAAGCGGCGACTCCTGTAAATACTGCTTCAACTATTGTAAAAAGAGATGCATCTGGAAATTTTTCAGCCAATTTAATAACTGCAAATTTATCTGGTAATGCCACTACGGCTACTACAGCCGTAAACTTCTCGGGATCTTTACTCGGAGATGTGACTGGAACTCAAGGAGCTACCGTAGTTTCTACAGTTGGAGGCTATACTGCATCAGCCATAGCGGCGTCTGTATTGGCTACGCAAGATGCCACTAGTGTAAACACCGCGAGCACTATAGTCGAGAGAGATGCATCCGGAAATTTCTCCGCAGGCACGATCACCGCAAATTTGACAGGTAACGTCACTGGAAATGTGAGCGGAAGTTCATCTTCTTTCACAGGCTCTCTCTTAGGGGACGTTACGGGCACTCAAGGTGCAACTGTGGTTTCAACCGTGGGCGGATCTACTGCAGCTAATATTCATAGTGCAGAAGTTTTAGCGAATGCTGCTACGGCTATAAATACTGCCCTAGCGATCGTGAAACGTGATGCTTCTGGCAATTTTTCTGCTGGAACTATAACCGCGAGTTTGACCGGTAACGTATCTGGTAATGTGAGTGGAACCTCTGCAAACGTAACCGGAATCGTTGCAATAGCCAATGGCGGTACAAATAGCTCTACTACTCTAAATAACAATCGAGTGATGCAATCTCTTGGCGGTTCGATAGTTGAAGCTGCAGCAATTCTTCCAAATCAAGCCTTAATTTCAGATGCGAATGGAATTCCTACTGCATCGACCACAACTGCTACAGAATTGAGCTATGTTCATGGTGTGACGAGTTCGATTCAAACTCAAATAAATTCGATTAGCGGTGCCGCCATTACGGCACTCACGGGAGATGTATCAGCTACTGGTCCCGGATCGGTCGCAGCTACTGTTAACTCAGTAGGTGGATCAACCGCCGCCAATATTCACTCTGCAGAGTTAGCTGCGAATGCTGCTACTACTGCAAATACACCAAACACGATTGTAAAAAGAGATGGAAGTGGAAATATTTCTGGAGCCAATTTTTCAGGTTCTAGTTCCGGAACAAATACTGGCGATGTTACAACTACGAGCACTAATTCAATCACTCTTGGATTTTCGAGTGGACAAACTGGATTAAGCGCAAACCTAAATCTGTCCGCTGCTGCGGCTGATTCGGGAAATGTGAAAGCCACTTATAGCATTAAGTCGGATGGACTTTTTATTGAACTTCCCTTTGGAACTCCCGTTCAAATTGGAACATCCAACAGCCCCGGCGCAGCATCTTCATTTTCATTATCAGATCACGTCCACGCAATCACCGCTTCAGTTGTAACTGGTTTGGCTTTGACTGGTTATACCGTCGGTTCAAATGTGGCTATAGCTGCCACTGATACGATCTTAGCAGCATTCGGCAAGGTGCAAGGGCAAATTAACGCCACGGTCGGAGCCGCAATAACTGCGTTGACCGGAGATGTGACCGCAACCGGACCTGGCTCAGTAGCAGCAACAATAGCTGTGGGAGCAGTCACCGATACAAAAGCGTCTCTCGCGACAAAACCCGCCGTTACAGTTGTGGCTACTTCGAATCAAACTTTATCGGGAGTTCCAACTATAGACGGACAATTGACAGCGGCTGGAACATCTATCGTTCTCTTGACTGCTCAAACTACTACTTCTCAAAATGGACCCTGGATTGTGCAATCTGGTGCCTGGACTAGACCTACATGGTATCCTTCTGGCGGAACCAGTCAAGCATTTCAATTCATCACTTGCTTTGTTAGATTGGGCACTACTTATCAAGGTTCAGTCTGGCGTCAAACTGCGCCCGCTCCGATCACGATCGATACGACTGCAACCACATGGTCGGTCACTCCCACAAGTGGAAACTACAAATCTTCATTCGTGGTAGGTCCTCAAACTGGTTCCAGCGAAGTAGATCTAGTATTTTCAAATGCGAATCAAGCGACTTTGGGTTGGAATCCGACTTCTACTTTTAAATTACTTTTGCCTCCATCGGTACCGACTGCAGGTCAATTTCTCTCAGCTTTAGATAATGCGGGAACTTTAGCGTGGAGCAATCCTAATGTGAACATCGATGGGGGAAGTCCTACCTCAGTTTACACTACGGCTCAAACTATTACCGGCGGAACGCCTTAACGAGGAAAATTTATGCCAGCAAATACCACAATACAATTGAGAAACGGAACCGCCGCAGCTTGGAGCGCGGCTAATCCAGTATTAGCTCAAGGAGAAGTAGGTTGGGAATCTGATACCCTACATTATAAAGTGGGCAACGGAACCTCGACATGGTCTTCCTTATCTTATGGTGGATTAGTAGGTCCAGCAGCTACGAGCGTACTTGAATGTTTCGGAGATGGTTCAGACGGAAACGTGACTATCAGTTCCGGCACAACCACTCTTTCGCGCGACATGTTTTATAACAACTTGACAATGAGTGGAACTGGAGTTTTAGTCACCAATGGTTGGCGAGTTTTCGTGGCAGGGATTTTAGATATCACTGCAGCGCAAGCAGGGGCTATTCAGTTCAATGGAAACAACGGAGGTTCATCAGCGACTACAGGAGCCGGAGCCGCTGGTGTGGTCCTTTCTACCAATACTGTAGGAGGCGGCGGAGTAGGGATTGTGGGAAAAGCTGGAGCAGCTACTTCCCCGGCGGCTGGAGGTAGTAGTGCTGCTCAAACAGCTAATGGAAATTTGGCAGGTAGTGCCGGACAAGGTGGAACTGGTTCTAGCGGAGCCGGTGCCGCGGGTGGAACTACGGGTGCGATTACGGCATCTCTCCCCATTCGACGATTTGAAACTGACTTGCTCTTGGGAATCACTCAACTCTTAGGAGGTATCGGCGCACCTGGAGCCGGAGGAGCAAGTGGAAATGGAACCAATCTCGGAGGCGGCGGAGGCGGCGGCGGATCTGGTGCAGGGGTTTTAGCTCTTTATGCAAATACGATCAATCGAGGTGCCGGAACTCCCGCAAACTGCATTCAAGTAAATGGAGGCAATGGCGGAAACGGCGGATCTCCAACAGTCGGAACAAACAATGGAGGCGGTGGGGGAGCCGGAGGAGCGGGCGGCGGATGGTTATTCCTCATGTACAACACCCTGACTGGGACTACAGCCACGAATGCCTTACAAGCTAAAGGCGGTACCGGAGGCAACGGTGGAAATGGAACCGGGACTGGAACTGGCGGAACTGCAGGCAACGGCGGATACGGGGGTAGAATTACTCTGCTTCAAGTGACCACATCAACTGGAAGTGAAAGTTTCGGAACTGCTGGATCGACAGGTTCGGGTCCTACTGGAGCAACCGGCGGAACTGGCGGAGCCGGAAATAACGTGCAAGTGAGTCTGTAATTTATGGCAATGCATATCGAACTCAGAAATGGAACTGCTGCAACTTGGACTTCTGTGAATCCAATTCTATCCGCTGACGAAATAGGGATAGAAAGTGATACCGGACGTTTTAAGGTTGGTGATGGCACTTCTACTTGGACATTGCTTGCATATAGCGATATCCAAGGCGCAACTCAAACTTTGACTTACAAAAGTTTTGGGGATGGATCGGACGGTAACGTCACGATTAGTTCTGGTACTACTTCACTCTCACGAGATATGTTTTACAATAACTTGACTCTCAATGGAACTGGAGTCATTTCCACAAATGGTTATAAAATTTTCGTTAAAAATATTCTTGATATCACCGCGGCTCAAGCCGGAGCAATTCAATGGAATGGGTTATCTGGAGGAAATGCTTCCGGAGCAACAGCCGGAAGTCAAGCAGCGGCTCAATCGGGAGGTTCTCTAGGAGCCATAGTGCAAGGAGCCGTCGGGGTTACAGCGACTACCGCGGCTGGAGCAAATGGAACTTCTGCAGCAAATATTGTCGGAACTAATGGCGGAATAGGCGGAACTGGCGGCAACGGAGGAACGGGAACCGATGGTACAGGAGGTTCCGGCGGCGGAGGAAGATCCCCAGGTACTAATAATCCAATAAGTCGATTTGAAACAACTTTTCTTTATGGCATCGCTTTGATGACGGGAGGACCAGGGGGGTCTGCCGGAGGAGCCGGATCGGGAGATGGAACTAACACGGGAGGCGGTTCGGGTGCAGGAGGAAATGGCGGAGGAATCGTAGCCATTTTTGCAAATGTCATAGTGAAAAGTTCTTCGACTCCAGCCGGAGTTATACAAGCCAATGGCGGTAACGGTGGAAATGGCGGAAATTCATCTGCAGGCGTAACAGGAGGCGGTGCGGGCGGTGGAGGAGGAGCCGGAGGTTGGGTCTACTTGACTTACAATTCAGTTTTTGGACCGACAATATCTGGACTCATCCAAGCCAATGGTGGAAATGGCGGGAACGGAGGTTCCGGATTCGGCACTGGTGCCACTGGGGGAGCCGGAGGAGACGCAGGAACTGGAGGAAGAATCAATATATTTAATGTTCCGTTGACTACTTCTAAAAATTTAGAAGGTGGAGTCAATAGTGTAGTTCTAAGTCCAGAATTGCTTGGAACCGTTCCAGTAATTAATCAAGGAAGTGTACAATTACCAGGAGGAAACGGAGGGTTTAATGGAAAACTCAACGCTTCTCTTTAAGGAGTAGTTATGAATCTTACAGTAACTTGTCAAACATGTGGAAAAATCCTTTCGGTCGTGCAGAAAGATCAGATTTCGCAAGATGATATTACGTCTTACGAGCAGAATTCTTTCTGCAATACTGTACAAGGAACCGGTACAGATGATGATGGAAATCCCATCACGATCTATGATGGTCAAACAAATATTCAAGCGACAATGACGGTAGATTAAAATGGCATTAAATCCAGACGGGTCTCCGACCTACTTTCCATTATCAGGTCCCGTAGGACAGGCAACTTTCAATAAGTGCCTTTCAATAGTTCAACAAGCCCAAGCTACTTGGACTGCATTAGTAGGTGAATTTGCCGCCGAAAATTTAGCTATGGGAATCACAAGTGAGCAAGCTGCTCTGATCGGTAATGCTCTAAATCAAGTTATGACTTACGGTGCAGAAGGATCTCTTTGGCTTGCTTTCAACGCTTTAAGTCAAGTACAAGTGACTCCCGAAATGGACCCATTCTTGACTGCGGATCGAATTCAGTGGATGAAAAATAAATTAATTGGCGTAATTAGTCAACTTTAAGGAATTCATGAAACAGATAACTATTGGATTTTCCAGAGCCTGCACCTCTTTTCCCATTTTTTCTTGGGCTATCATGGCTGTACAGCGAACAAATTATTCTCATGTTTATTTGAAATACGTAGATCCCTTTCTCGGAGATACTATGTATTATCAAGCATCCCACACTTTGGTCAATTCGATGTCAGAAGCCACATTCTTGTCCCAAGAAACTGTTGTGAAGGAATTCACCTTCAACGTCCCGGATTCGGCTTTTGCCGCATGGATAGCTTTCGCTCATCAAAATTCAGGAAAGCCTTATGGGGTAAAAGAGATTTTGGGATTGGCCGTCGTGGAATTAGCTATGGCTTTTGGAATCAAAGTGAATAATCCCTTCAAAGATGCTGGAGCCACTTGGATTTGCAATCAACTGATTACTTCAGGTTTAGAAACCTGTGACAATGTCCAGCCGCCTATGCCACTAAATGACATGGACCCAAAGGACACTTTTCAATTGGTGTCCTCATTACCTGCGGATCTTTCTTAACCCTCTTTAACGATATCTTCGAGCAGAAATAGATCTGCTCCAGAGAGCACGGTATTTCCCAATTCGGACAATTTTAAGGTCTGGACTAGAATGTCCATGTCGCGAAGTTCTCTATCTCGTTTGACGAATTCGAGTTTTTTCTCGGGAGAAAGGTCTACGTTGCCTTGATCGTCTTTTTTAACCGCACCTTTGTCATCGCGGTTTGCTAATTCTTCGATGATCGAATTTCTTAGGCTATCATATTTAGCCAGTTCGGCGTCAATGGAAATCACAAGTCTCTTCACTTTGAAAGCGACCTCTTTCTGCAAATCTGCTTTGAATATCTTAGTCAGAGCCGCTTTTACGCCGGGATTGGTAAGTGTGCCTATTTTCATGTGGTTTCTCCTATGAGAAAAGGGTACCAAGTCTCATCTTGAAACGCAAGACGATTTTGGTATAATTATTACATACCGGCTCCGAAATAACAAAAAGCTAGGAATTGAAGATGTCTGATTCAGACAATTATGTGAAAATACTCGAGAAACTCAGCGAAGTCCGCGAAGATGTCGGAATCCTGAAAAATGAGTCCCAACACCAAAAAACAGAAATGTGCGAAATGCGCAAAGAAGTCACGAGTATCAAGGAACAAGATATTCATCAAAACGCCCTTTTAGATGAGCATATTCGCGGAGTTACTACGGCACAGAAAAGATTGGACGTCGAAATTCAAGCCCGCACCGAAGAAAAGGCTTTCAGAGATCGCCAAATTCAAGAAATGGATGACCGGCTCAAGCGCGCAGAAAAAGTCCCAGATGCGCTACATAACATGAAGAAATTTTTACAATGGTTTTCAGTGGTTATCACGGGTCTGGTTGCCCTCGCTGAATACATCAACCATCTCCATCATCCATAACCTATACAGCCCCGCGTGATATAATTTGAGGGTACCTCATAACTTTGGAGATGCCTGATGATCCTCGGGAAAATGATAAATTCTGCCGCTTCTTTAAATAGTTTCAACTACATAGGCAGTGTAGACTATGTCCTGGGCGATGCAATCACTCTGAATTTTCAACTTTTTGATCCCCAGACCAAGATGCGTTTCATCCCTCCGTCGACGGCGATTGTAAAAGTCACGTTCAACAATATGGACACCTCACAATTTAGCGAAACCGGAAGTTTCATAAACGCATTGGATCAGTCTTTGATTACGGTGGATTTACCGGGCACAAGCACGATTCAACTTCTAGACGGTAATCTGACTTTTACAGTCGACTTACTGGGAGATGGAACAGAGATTGTTCGAGGAATAATTTACAGTGCATTGCATCAAGTGATCACTAACATTTCGATTTTGTAAGGACGACTTCATGGCATTTACGATAAATTTTGTAGTCGCCCCGGCGAATGCCACAGTAGGGGCAATCTACACCAACAATTTTCAGACTTTTACCGTGCTTACCACGGTTGCTGATAGCGTCGTTCTCTCTTGTATCGCGACCGGGATTCCTTCAGAAGCTGGAACTTTGACTCTTTCATCCGGCACGGGCGATGCCGAAATTACCTTCTCCAGCTATACGGCTCAAACCAGTAATGTGTTGGGTTCTAAAGAAGGCATAATTCTCAACAACAAACAGAAGCGCAATGTCGGTCCACTCATAAATGTTGAGACCTTGAAGCGTGATTATCTTTTCGGAATCGATCTGACCGACGAAGAAGGCAATCCTATGAGTGACGAGACTTACCAACTCGCTCTCGATAATGCCACTTCTTGGTTAGAGCACAAACTCGATATACACGTTCTGCCATACTTGGTGACGGAAGACAAAGATTATCGTCTGAATGATTACGCAGACTGGGGCTACATGTATCTAAATGAGTACCCCGTCATGCAATTCATTCAAATGGAGATGGTTTACTTTCGCGACATTAACGGCATTCCGGAGACTATTCAGATTATTCCAAATAACTGGATTCGATTACAGAACCACGATGGAATCGTGCGCTTGATTCCGAATGCAAGATTTCCAGCCACTTTGCAAGTCGATCAATCCGGCAACTTTTTTCCGGAAGTTCTCAGGTCAAATCTCGTACCTCATTTGTGGAGACTCACATATCTAGCGGGCTTCGACGACGGCGCAATTCCAATGATTATAAATCAAGCCATTGGGCTCTTAGCCGCCATTCAACTGATGGGAGTTGATGGAGTTTCCGTTTATGGTCCTGGCATCGCTTCTACCTCCATTTCATTGGATAGTTTGAGTGAAAACATTTCCACTACTAACAACTCAGAGAGTTCTGCATACAGTGCCGTGATTGCCGAATATCGTAAACTGCTCTTTGGCGTAGAGAAAGACGACAGAACAGGACTCATCACTATCCTTGAAACTTATTACAAAGGTCAAGGAGTGGGCGTCATCTAATGAATAAATTCATCGAAACAGCAGAAAGTTTATTTAAAGCTGGAGACGGCGAAGGCTCAAAAGGCGGGCATGTTATTGGTCACACCAAATCAGGCAAGCCTATCTATGCAAGTTCTAGTCATCCCGAGCACGCAAAATTTAGCCCCCAAGAACACACCGAAGCGATGAATCATCATTACGAGATTTGGTCCAAGACTCAAGCCAAGATTGGAAAGATCAAAGAAAAAAGACCAAATTGGAATCCTCCAAAAGAGATTACTAGCTTTCTCCAGCATCATCATACGCAGATGCAAATGCATCAAAACCGCGCAAGTCGCGGAATGGCGCGTCAAGCGGCTCCTAAAAACTTCGGAGTCCAGCACGGTACTGCCCCGGCGAAACATCCCTACCATACGCCTCAGAATATCCACAAGGGGTTGAACGATATTGAAGTTCCATTCTTAGCGGCGGTCGTAGTCATCAGTCCTGACAAGAAGAAAGTTCTTCTCGGTAAGAGAAGCAAAGATGAAGAATGGGAATCTCCCGCCGGTCACGCGGACATCGGAGAGCATCCCGAAGATGTGGTAATCCGAGAATGTTTCGAAGAGTTCAGTGTTCCTTTACGTATTGATCAACTAGAGCAACTACCTATGATGTACAAGAAGGATATGACTCCGATACATTGCTACATGGCTATAACTGAACCAGATCAAATCAAAAATGTAAGTTGCGAAGATGATCCTTCAGAAGAGCATACAAAGTGGAAGTGGTTCGCCTTAGACGAGAAATTGCCAGAACCCATGGAAGATAATCGTTTCAATACTATTATCCATGCCAAGATGAAACTTGCAGGGATTATAGTTAAATCTTACATGCAATTAGATGATACTGAAGGTATGTCTCAGATGCACACCACTGAGTTTGCCACGGAGCGCGAACACGATCGCGCTCAACAGGATTTCATCGAATCCAAAATGCGCGATTACAAACCAGGAGATGCTCCAGTTGTAATGGGCATTGGAGATGTTACGAATCTGCATCTAGTGAAGATAGACGATGGTCTTTATTCTGGCTTCGTCAAAAAGGTCGACTCAGACGGTCTCGAAGAAACCGTTGCGAACATTGATAAAATGACGATTCCCTCTATGGTTCAGTTCTTGCGCGCGAAGCAATTGCTGTGGCCAGTAACTGAAACTCCCGTAGATCATGAAAAACAATTGAAAATCATTTTAGATGTATTGTCGAGCAAGCAGACTGGTCCAGTGACTATGAAATATGTCAGCATGGATGGAGACAATATCGGTAATCGAGTTGCCCAAGCTGAAGCTGAGAACGATGAACAGCGACTCATGGAAATGAGCCACAAGATCGAAGCCGGACAATCTGTGTTCCGTACTTGGATCCAAACTGTGGGCGGTGCCGTGATTGAGAGTGGCGGGGATGAGGGCGTAGCCAAAGTTCCCGAAGCTGCTCTCGATAAAGTCGAAGCGTTTCGAAACCAATATATGTCCGTTTCTGGCGCAACCGTAACAGTTGGGATTGGAAGTACCATATCCGAATGCACCCGCGCGCGAGAACTTGGCAAACTTAAAGGTAAGAACCGCGTCGAATTCTTCACTGCCGAATCGGATGCTCAACTCAAAGACATGTTAAAACCAGTCAATGAGGCTCAAAAAATCATAGAATCTGGAGTTTTGAAACTTTTAAAGGCTTTGGAACATTTCGAAAAAGCCATGGATCTTGAGAAATACGTCGAAGATGCAGACCAAGAAGTGGCAAAAAAGACAGAAAAAGAGATCGAACTCGATACCGCCAAAAAATGGGCGGCTCGCGCCATAGCGGCTATAAAATTGGGTAATAAGGCGAAAGCCATGCACTATGCGGACGAAGCCTTAGAACATGCTTCTATGGTCAAGGATATGGGCAAAACCGTCGGCGCGATACAGCAAATCCTCTTGGACCGAGGCGTTCCCTTCGATGATGATGTGGAAAAGTCTCTGATCCGGATTTTAAGATCAAATGATGAATTTCAGAAGGGTCAAACTCAACCCATTGGTACAGTCCGAGTTTGGGCAGATCAGCACTTCCGTAAAGAAGCCTCGGGTCATTGGATGCCCATAGCTGGCGCAAATGGTGCCACAGGTCCAGCAGAAGCTGCGGGCGGTCCCGGCGGGGCGGCTCCGGACGCGACTGCCGCTCCTTCGAAGGCTCCTAATATCGAAGATGAGCCCAAACCCACTAAAGAAGTAAAGCCCGAAGCCAAGCATTTAAAGCACCTCTTACCGAAAGAGGGCATGGGCGGGCATGTCACCGCACACTCCCGCGATCTGAAAAACGCTTTAGATCGAGGTCCTTTCTCCTTGATTTCCAGCGGGCGTAACCACAAAAATGCTGATGACCGAGGGATGACAGATGAACAAGTTTCTCACCGATCTAAAAAATTGGAACAAGATCTTAAAGATTCAGGGCATAAGTATATGAAAGTTAAAGGAAAGTACAATGGCGGAAGTCATGATTCTTTCCTGACTTTCCACGCGAAGCCCGAACATATGGATGAGTTGGCGAAAAAGTATAACCAAGAAAGCGTCATCCACAGTGAAGATGGCAAACATCGCCAGCATTTTGTGAACGGCGACAAAGCCGGGAAACATTACAAAGGTGAAGGACATGTAATGGTTCCGGACGCCGAAGATAACTTCACCGAGGCTAATACTTCGGATGGTAAGAAAATGAAGTTCACCTTGGGCATGGATCAGGGAAAACTTCACGAAAAAGCATGAATTTGAGAAATGATATAATTGACTTATAGAATTCGGAGATATTAACAAATGGCAGACCAAGCAAAAGATTCTAAAGAAATCGACAAAGAAATCGGGCAGATAGCTGAGAAGATGGCAAAATCGGTTGTCGATGGAAAACAGGCTCTTTTTGACACTATCATCAATCTTGGACCGGAAGGTCTCAAGAAAACCTTGCCCACGCTTTCTCCCGCGCAGCAAGAAATTGTGAAATCTGCAATCGCCGAAATGAGCAAAGCTACACACCTTCCTGAAGTCACACAAGATGCCGGTGTTCTCACTCCCGAGAAAACTCAGACCAAACATGCCAAAATGAAAGCCGAATCTCAAACTGGTTCTGACAATCAGGATGAGAAGTTGATGCAAGACAAAAACAAAGACATCAAACATCAAGGCGGTCCAAGCGATAAACCCGAAGGCTGGGAAGGTCAAGTCATTAAGGCTAAAGAACCCCCGCACAAAGGTCCTCACGGCGGAGTCATCATTGGTCACACCAAAGACGGCAAACCGATCTATGAACATGCTGGTGCTGAAGAGCACAAAGATTTTACTCCGGGACAACATCAAGACGCTTCAGATGCTCACGTTCGCATTTCAGATAAACACTGGGAAGCCAAGCAAAATAGCCCTTATGCATCGGTTGCAGGTTTGCAATCTATGGGCGGCGACAAGAAGAAATTCGACGAAGCCAAAACTCAACACGCAAAAGACTCGGGCGAACATGAACTTCATCGCGAATCCGCAGCTTTTCACCGCAGAATGGCGGACCATAAAGCTGGTATCAAAATCGGCGACATGACTCCGGACGACCACAAAGCACAAGCTGACCGTCACCTAGACCGCGTCAATAAACTCACCGAAATGCGTAAATGTGGTTATATGGCGAAAGATATGGGACAAGGCGGCGCAGGCGGCATTGGACTAGCTTGTTCGATGGACAAGTCGCTGGATATCGCTGAAGACATTTTGAAGTCTCTTTTTTGCAGTCCCATCAAGATGTATGCTTCGGATAAAGATGTTCCTGAAATGACCAAACAGCAATGTTTGAATGACATCGAGTGGAAACTCCGCCAAATCAAAGATATGAAAGATATGGCTTGGATGATCCAGGATGAAGTCCCAGAAGCCAAAGAAATGATGGAGAAGAAATTCTCTAAATTGAAGTCCGAAATTAAAGAACTTTGCGAAAAACATAGTCACTTGAAAAAAGCCTATGAAAATTCGCAGATGATCGCGTCTGAAACTCCCAAATCTGATCTTCAGAAAAAACAAGGTGTTCCCGAGGGCGTAGATCCCGAGAAGTGGGAACGTGGCGTTAGAGAAGTAAAGGAACAAGGTCATAGTAAGACCTCTGCTATCAAAATCATTAATTCGACCATCAAAAAAGGTGAAAATATGGAACAGAAGCCCGAAATGACCGAAGAACAAAAACTCGAAAAGAAAAAAATGAAAAAGGCGAAAAAGATTGCCAAATCGATCCAAAAGATCGTAAAATTGGCTAAAGCCTTAGGTCTTTCGAAGGATGACGTTAAAAAAGCCATCGAAGCTGCCAATGGCGACCTCAAAGTAGTGAAGAGCGAAATGAAAGATAAAGTCAAAGGCAAGATCAATAAAGAAGAAAATCAGGTTGAGATTAAAACTCAAGATGAGGCGGCTGTCACTGCCCCAAAGCCTGATCAATCAAAGGGCGCGCTAGAAGTGAAGCCCGATGAGACCGCCGATGAGGCACTCAAGCAACTTCCCAAGGTTGCAAAATCAATCAACTGGCAGATGAAGAGTTCAATCGCTGCTGGTTCTTTGGGACGTAACACCCACTGGGATGTAGACGGTTATATCGAGAAATCTGAACAAGAAAAGCAAGAGATCATCAAAAAAGGCGGCTACTTCGGTGAGAAAGAAGTTGAAGCCCTCAAAAAATCTGAGACTGCTAAAGCCGACCTAAATGATCTCATCGAAAAAGGCATGGATTACAGCAAAGAAGAGATTGCTCGTATCGAAGGCGTTCGGGACCACAAACCTGATGCTGGTGCCCTCAAAAAATCAAATTATGACGTTGAAATCGCTCGTTCTATGGGCATGACTCAAGAACAATACGAAGAGATCTTCGGCAAAAACGGCGAAGAATAAGGATGGCTGAATGGCTGACGAACCCAAGCGGAAGCCAAGGCCACAGGGCTGGAATCTAACTCCTCCCGTAAGAATACCGGGAAAAAAGGGCTCCAACCGAGTCGACCTTACTCCCGAAAAATTCAGAGAATTGATAAATACCAAGGGGACCCGAGTTCGGGTCTTCCGGACTACTTTTTGTCCAAACGTCAAATCGATTGACGGCGCGGAACATAACATCGACTGCGATATGTGCAATGGGTCGGGCTGGCTCGACGTTCGCCCGATCGAGACTATGGCTTATATCCAAACCCAGAGTTTCGAGAAGATGATCTTTTCCGAAGGTATGTTCGACGGCAATTCTGTGGCGGCTACTTTCAATTTTGGTGTGGAACTTCAATATTTCACCTTAGTTGAACTCCTGGACTTTCCCGAGATTTTTTATCAGCGCGTGAAGCGTCAAAATGGGAACCTCGACGTCTTGAAATATAAAGCCTTGCGGATCAACATTTTGATCGACCAGCACGGTAAAGAGTATTTTGCGGACGCAGATTTCACCTTAGATCCCAATGGGTCTATCAAATGGAATTCGAATCGAGGTCCTGGCGTAGGCGTTATTTATACGGTCCATTACCAAGCTGCCATGCAATTCCGAGCGGTGCGCGCTATGCACGTGAATCGATTTACCCAGATCTTTAAACCGGAGAACGGTGGAACGATCGAGCACATTAAATTACCAGAACAGTGGCTTTTGATGAAAGAATTCTTAATCAAACGTCGCGATCGGGATGGTAACGAAATCCTGCCAAATCTGATTGCTCCTGGCACTGAGTCGGACGAGCCTCAAGATCCATACCAAACTTAACGTCCGCGCGCTCTCTTTCTCAGATCGAGCATCACGGCTTCAGCTATGGGTTTTTCGAAAGCCCTATCGATACGATCATCCAATTGATGGAATGCATGGTAGGGTGAATCTTCGGTGTATTTATCATTCGGAGGATCTTTTATAATTTTCTTTCTATCCGCTTCCATGATGCTGTCAAAAACTTGTTCCATGTGACGTCGTATTTTAAAATAGGCTTCTTCAGTCTGCTTTCGGGTTGCCATTTTTTACCTCTTTGCGATACATTTGGAACAAACTTTTCTTTAATCTTTTTTGAGCACTAATTCCAATCGGGGCAAGAACCTTTTCATACTTCTCTATCACAGCCCATGCCTGATCTTCCGACATGCTGCCGATTAGAGATTCGTCGACTTCGATTTCCACGAAATAATCCGCTTCCTCTGGCTTGCCGAAAGTGGTATCGTAGACGGTGTAAAATACGAGAGTTGCATCTGGGAAATTATAGATATGACAATTTTTTACGATCGAACAATTGAAGATCGCGCCCGAATCCTTAATCTGCTCAAGAATAACTTTTTCAGGAGTTCCGCCAATATCCCAATTGTGCTCTTTGCGCTGAATGTTATTCTTGGAATTCGCCGGTTTATATTTCCAAGTGACCTGGCGGCGTCCTTTGTCGAGCCCAAATGAAGGCTTTCTATAGCGAATGAATGTGCCTTCTGGGTCCCACTGCGGCATCGAATTGAACCAAGAATCAGGGTAAGTGAAAAATTGGTCCGGTCCCTCGACGTACACGAATCCCTTGAGTTCGGTATGAGCCTCTAAAATCTGCTTGAACTCGATGAGCAAGTGATCCGCGACCCGGTATTTGGTCTCAAATTCTACGTGCTCGAGATTGTCGGGGATTTCATCTTCAGCCATTTTCCTCGTCTTCTACCACTTTTAAGTGGCATTTTGCCATCCGCGCCTTCACATTCTCTGGGTCAAAATCGATCGAACCTATGCTCTTTTTGAGTTCCGCGATCAATTGTAAAATGTCCGAATCAGTCAACTTCAGTTTCAAGTAATCTCGAGCCATCATATCTTTGTGGGTCGTGAAGTTCTCCCCAGGCTCTTTGTTCACCACAATGAATTGGAATCGACGACCATGTTTGTGGTCCCAGATGGGCTCTACCCGAATCTTATCGTTGATATTTACACTCATTAAATGTCCTCGCGGATTCGTACTCCGACTGGATGCATGGGGACCGCATACTTGGTCCACCGCTTGAAGCGAACCGTCATGGATTTGCCCTTCCAGATCGATTCATTGTTAAACGCCTCTTTTAAGAATTCAGTTTTGCCTTCCATTTTTACATCGAACTCGACGCCATCGCAGGTCTTGCATTTGAATGCCCCTACGCATCCTTGGAGTTTGCCCCGACCTTCTTGAATACCTACGATCTCAAATTCTTGTTCGTAAAACTCTTTCAGTTTCTGTAAATTGTAAGAGCGTTTACCTTCGTAAAAAGAATCGAGGTTTCGGATAATCGCACCTTCGTAACCCAGTCTGATAAACTCCCGAAAGGCTTCGAGCACTTCTTCGTGATTGTTCACGATCTTAGTTGGAACGACTTTGATGAATTTAGCCGACTTTAAAGCCTCGGCTAAAAATCCACTTCGTTGTCCGAATTTGAAACCGTCCTCTTCAACGTCATAAACGTGATACTGAACCAGTTCGTGTTCGGGATCGACCTTTTTGGATTGACGCACAATACTTGAAATCTTCTCAAAATCCTCTTTCAATTCGTGATTGTACAATTCACCGTCAAGTCTAGGAACTTGTTCGGGGAAAATACTCTTAAGTTCAGCCACTATATGTGGAACTGAATTTATGGGTTTATGACCACGGCTCCAAAGAGTCCAGTCTGTTTTGGTCCGACAGCGATGTCCGTCAAGTTTAGGCTGTACGGCAGCGGGAAATTTGATCTTATGATTACTTTCTGCAGTGAAAACCCCGTTCAAGAGAGTGCCGTATTCATGGGCAAGCATACACTCTTCGCCCTGGAGGTCATTCTCTTCAGAAGCGGCACGAGTCTTATCTTCGACATATCCCTTTTTGGTTTTCTGTTTTTCCCACTTGGATTGGGCTTCCGCTTCAGCCTGTTGTTCTGGAGTTGTAGCATTTGCCTTACCTACATTCTTGCCCGCTTTAACAGTATCTTCGGTTCGTTGAATTTTACCGCCGTCTTGTCCGTGTTCGACAATGATTTTATTGCCTTCTGTTTTGATGAGCCACTGGCGAATTGAACCAGAACTGTCAGCTTTGTAAAGCATAGGTAATTGCATGGAGCCTCCTAGATTTGTATCAGGATAACTCGTTCGAAAAATAAAGTCAAATTTTGATTGACAAGCAGAATCAAACGTCCTAATCTGGCTCAAAGGGGGCTCAGTGGATCGTTTACAGTACATAGTCAAGGACTTAGGCGTAGAGATACTGCCAGTACATCGTCTCAAATTGAGTTGGTTGATGCATCGTAGAACTACCCTCGCCAACAAATATAAAGCGTTTATTCAAAATTTAGATCGTGAATGGTTTGAATGGGAAGCCAAAACTGAGGCACCTTCGATTCTAGACAGATTGGATCGGGTTTACGAAATCGCAAAAGGCATAAAAAAGGAGTGGGGCGTATGAACGAAGAAACTTCTGGCTCAGATCTGGATATCATAAAATCCTACATAGCGAAATTGAACAAAGTCCCGCTCCTCTCAAAAGCGGAAGAGCAAGAGATCTGCAAAGCCATTGAAGTCGGCGAAGACAATATCTTGAAAGTTTGCATAAAATCCCCGATCATACTTACCCAAATTCTCTCTTATAAGGAGAAGCTGGAAAAAAATCCCGAAGAGATCGTTAGCATGATTCGTTATCTGGAAGAAGATTCTGAAGAAACTGCCAAGGAAAAAGTTCGAGTAAACCTAGTAAAATTATTCACACACGTTGAAGCGTATCTGAAAAAACCTTCGAATGCTGCTGGAGCCCGAATAGTAAAAGAACTCCAAGATGCGACTTTCAATACCAAAACGATCATCTCCTTTCTGCAACCTTTTAAAGAATCTTTCGCGCAGATGAATGCCATCAAGCGGCGTAGTGCTTTGAATCTCAAAACTCTACAACTCTCGGAAATGGACCAATTCAAAACTCTGGCAGTACGTCTCCACAAAGATACAACGCCGGAATCGTATAAGGAGAAAATCGGAGCACTATCGAAATCCCTCCAGACTTCCGCCAAGGATGTGGATGAAGCTGTCCGAGATCAAATTGAGGTTCTCAAGCAACTTCATCAAATGGACCTACTGACTGAGAAGAAAATGTACGCCATGGATGCCATGAACAAAGTTCTCTTTAAGGCGGAGCAAACCGCGATTCAAGCCAAAAATAAATTGATTGAACACAATCTTCGATTGGTGATGTCGCGCGCCAAACATTTTACGGGCAGAGGCTTGGCTTTCGAAGATCTGATTCAAGAAGGCAACATCGGTTTGATAAAAGCAGTCGACAAATTCGAATATAGAAAAGGTTACAAATTTTCGACATACGCAACTTGGTGGATCGATCAAGTCATAGGACGATCGCTCGCCGACATGTCGCGCACGATTCGACTCCCCGTTCACATGGTCGAAATTGTCAACTCGGTGCGCAAGGCGCGTGCAAAACTCATGCCTCAGACCGGCGTTGAGCCAAGTATCAAAGAATTGATGGCGGAGACTGAACTCGACGAAAAGACAATCCGCAAAGCCCTTTCTGTGGCAAAAGAGCCTATAAGTTTAGAGACTCAGGTAAATTCTAACGATTCTCAGCACGCGACGATTGAAGATTTCATAGCAGATGGAAATTCCGCAGATCCATATCAACTGATTGTTCGAGCGGTTCTAATGGAGGGTGTTCGAAAAATGCTCGCCAAATTGCCCCCACGGGACGAGAAAATCATACGACTCAGGTTCGGAATCGGCGAACCCAGTGATAACACTCTCGAGGCTATTGGAGCCCGATTCAATCTCACGCGCGAGCGCATCCGCCAAATCGAAATGAAGTGTTTCGATAAAATGAAAAAAATGCAAAATAAGAGCGAACTGTTCAAGCTGCTCTTTCTCAGCGAAGATCTTTGAAATTTTTACAAAAGACATATTTTTGATAAAATTGAGGTATGTCTGAAATCAACATCAAACTCAAAGCGCAGGCTTTAGGCAAAGCCCTAGAGGATCTCTCCTACGAGATCACGGACACCTTGAATGAGGCTATCCACGACGCGGTCCAGGCGGGTTACGCGAGCATTATAGGCAGTGCCAACCTGGGGCTGAGTTCGACTCGTAAAGACTATCTCAGTGGTCTCAAACTCCACGAATTGGGCGAAAATGAGTACCTCATCATGCTCGATGGCAAATTCGCAAACTCCCTAGAGAGCGGTTTTACAGGCTTTGATGTTAAGTCTGGGATGCTAAAATCGAAGAAAGTTGTGAACGTCGGCGTGCGCGCGGGTCAGCCATGGGTTCAACAATCGAAAGCCGATGGGCATAAATTTGCTCACGTCCCTTTTCAACATCGCCCTTTTTCTCGAGAATCGCAGTCGGCGGACCTCGGCGCGGCAATCCGCAAACTCAAAGCCGTAAATAAACAGGGCGTGGAACAAAAATTCACCAAATTGTTTACAGATGAGAATGGCAAGGCTCTCGAGGGCAAAGTCGCCGTAGTTAAAAAAGTCAAAGGATTTCCACAACTTGATCGCATTACCAAATTTCAAAAGACCTACAAAAACGAGAAGACCGGCAAGGAAACTGTCCAATCTCTTTACATGACTTTTCGCACGGTATCCGAGCAAGGTTCTGAATGGCAACATCCCGGATTCAAAGGACTCAAGGCATTCGATGACGCGGAGCAAATGATAGACTCTCAAATAGACGAAATCTTGAACAGGCTGTTACGATAATGGACAAAAATATAGGCGAAGTTTCTTACTATCTACCTGATCTTATTGTGGAATCTGTTCTACGGGAAGCCTATGGCGTCCTGAAAAGAAATCCGCAATTGATCGACCACATTTTTAGAAGTTTGACCAAGTCCAAAATCATCCGTGAAAAATACGGTCAAAAAGAATTGGAGCGGATCAAGAAGAACATCGAGAAATACGACTGGTCGTTCGTCCATAGCTTCAATGAAGTTGAAGGCAAAGTCCCCTGCATCTCCATTCAATTGATGACCGAAGTAGAAGCGAAAGAAACTCACGTCGAAGATCACGATATCGAAGCGCGAATTCCGCTCAGTAGAGAGGAGCAAGCCTCTTTGATCGTGATTCAAGGCTTCACTCCGACTTCTTACGTAGCCCAATCTGGGGCGATTTTGGTCGCCGACAACGTCGATTTGACCAACGTTCATACGAATCTGCTCTTCGTTGACGCCTCGGGAATCATTTTTCCGATTCTTGGGGGCATAGACGAGACGCCTGGTCAACAGCAATTTATGATCGCGGCGAACGCTACCCCGAATATTTCCGGACCCTGCTTAATCAAATCTGCCATAGATTTCAAGCAAATACAAATCAAAAGTACCATGACAGACGTGAATCTACTCCTGGGGGTCCACACGAAGGAGCCGCTTTTGACTAAGTATTTCTACATCATTTTGAAATATTTTCTCATGGCTCGAAAGCATGTCTTGATCGAAGAGGGCTTCCTTTGCTCTAAGTTCCAAGGATCTGAATTCACTAGAAATCTCGAGATTGAGGGTGATGCAGTATTCAATCGATTTTTGACTCTCTCGGGTAAGGTCGAGGACAGTCTGCGATCTGATGAAACTCAGGTCTTCGATGCGATCGATGTCATTCTTCAAGTGCCCAAGGATGTGGCTACGACCGAAGATTTGAACCTCCAAAATAGCAGCATCCAAGTCGGTCCAACTTCTCAGGACGAATAAAAATTGTCCAGCCTCTTTGGGGTATAATTGAGATGTATATGGGAAAGAAAGCCAAATCCGAGAAAAATGCGGCCCAGAATCCGATTCTCGCCGAAGCGGATAAAGTAACGTTCCCAGTATGGTTTTCCCAGCAAGTAAAGGCAGGGAGACTGAATTTTTGGCAAGAAAGAGAAGTATCAGTATTTTTCCGAGAAAAAGGATTATCTGATAGAGAAGAAGCAGATAAATATTCAGAACTACTGAAACTTTACTAAACTTAAGGAGATTTTTCAATGGGCGGCATTTACGAACAGTTTGCAGGTCAGTCAATCGGTAAGCCTGGTGCTTATTCGGTTTCACAAGTAAGCAACTCGAACGGCTCACAACTCAACTCAGATGACACTTTGTTTCTGATCGGTGAATCAACCATCGGTGCTCCCGGCTCGGTGAATGGCATTCAGCAATTTGCCGCTGAAGATCTCAGTTCTCTTATCGCAACTTACGGATCAGGTCCTCTGGTTGATGCGGCTGTCGCAGCTATCCGAGTTTCGAAAGATCCGACCGTCGGCGGCGCAGGTCAAATTCAGATCTACAAAACCAACGCTTCTCTGCAAGCTACTGCTGTGGTAAATGAAGCCACAAATACGAATCCTCTTTTGAACCTTTCTGACCCGGCTTGGGGCGCACCCGGTAACAACATCTCGATCACTATCGCTGCTGCTGCCGCTCATCAAGTCAATGTGACTATCAACATTTTGGGTCAAGCTGCAAAAGTGCTTGGCACGAATCCTGCCACTGCGGTTTTGTCGATCACATATACCGGTAACGGTACAGCGGCGACTGCTACTATCAGCGGCTCGACGATGGCGAACAAAACGCTCACCACTGCATTGACTGGTCAATCTGACAGTTCTGTGAACTTGACAATTCCTCTCGTGAATTACACGATGAGCCAACTTGTCACTTACATCAATATGCAAGCTGGCTACACTGCGACTTTGCTCGACCCCACTAAAGCTGCAGTTCAAGCCAATGTTTTGGACCCGATCGCAGCTTCTAGCATTAAGACTTCACCTCTTAGCTTGTACCGCGTTCAGGGCGAAGTTGTTGATTTGATCAACGGCTCAAACGTTCTTTCTGCAGCTTTGGCGACAGTGCCGGTTGTAGGTCTTCCGTACACGGTCACGAACTTGTTCTTGACAGGCGGCGCGCAAGGCGGTTCCACAAATACGAATTTCTCGACTGGTCTAGCAGCTTCTTTAGCTCAAACGTACAATGATGTTGTACCTTGCATCTCTCAAGATGCCACGGCTGACATTGCGCTTTTGGCGACTGATCCCTCTTCGACTTACACGATCGCGTCAGTTCAAGCGGCTCTTACGGCTCACCTGGCTCTGCGCGGTTCGATTAAAAATCGCAAAGAGGCTCAAGCATTCACCGGTTTCCGAAGCAATACCCAAGCCGCTGCTTACGCTGCCGCTGGAGCAATCGGAAGTCAATATGTGCAAATGGTTATGCAAGACGTTCTCATTTCTGATGTGAACGGCAATTTGACCTGGAAGCAACCGCACGTTCTTGCCGCAATGTGCGCAGGCTATCGCTTGGGTACACCGGTTGGTACGCCCTTGACGCACAAATATCTCAATGTGAATGGTTTCGGTCAATACGTGAATGCGACTACTGGCATCGCGGGCGGCGACTTTAACCCCGATCTCAACTACGACGCTGCCATCATGGCAGGCGTCACATTCCTCGAAACTGCTTCGGGCGGAAGCCGAATCGTTGTGGATAATACCACTTACGGTATAGACGCTAGTTTCGTATTCAACCGTGGTTCTGTAATGGCAGCTTCAATCTACGCTGCTCAGAACGTTCGGGACGTAGCAGAAACGTACTTCGTCGGTAATATCTTGCCGAACGGTAAAGTTTCTGGTGGAAAGATTTCTGGAGGCGGCGCATCTTCTTTGAAGAATGTCATCACTCAAGAACTCGTCGCTCTTTGGAATGCTCAAGTTTTGGCTACTTCGATCGACGCTCCCCAAGGTTTCAACCCGAGCACTTTCGTTGTAACTGTAACTGGGAACACCGCGTTGGTTTATGTTGAAATCAAACCGATCCAAGGTTTGGACTTCATCTTCATCACGTTCACCCTCGGTCAAACGACTACAACGGCGTAATTGGAGAATAGATGAGCCGCACTTTGGATTGGTCAAAAACTTATAAAAATCCCGTTGGAAATATTCAACGGGGACTCAAGAATCAGAATACCGCTGGTTCGATGAGAGAGGCTTTTGCAAAAGGTCAAGTCGACATGGCAGAACAACAAAAGGCTATGGAGACTCTTCAAAAAGCGTTGCCCATCATGAAAAACATTCTGCTCCAACGCATGACCGGTCACAATCCGATTAGAATCGTTAGACCTCTTCCATATACGACTGAAAGTCTTGACGGAGGTAACTCCGAGGAAGAAGACGATGGATTTTATGCTATCAAGAAAAGTGAAAGTTTCAACGCCAAGTTCAAGTCAATTCGAAAAGTGATTCCAGTGGGCACCGAATTGACGTTTATGAATCTTGAAAAGTCCATGAATCAATTGTGGTTTAAAACTGACAAGGGCGAAGAAATTGGAATCTATCTCGAAGAGCAAAACAATATTTTGATAGCATCAGATATATATGATCTGGTGTCTAACACTTTGACAGAATAATTAAGGAGACTTACAATGAGTCAAGTTTTTACAGGTAGTAAGGCGAGTTTAAAACTCCAAGGACAGAAAGTCGCGTTTGTTGGCAGCATCAACATCACGCAAGAACTCACTCTGACCGACATCGACATTCTCGACCAACTCGAAATCGGAGAGGCGGCTGAAACAGGCTTTAAGTGTAACTTCACAGCGAACCTCTTCAAAATAGATGCCAATTCTGCGATCTCTCTCGGTCTTGAAACCACAAATATCAGTGATTTCTTGTCTCAGGGCGAATTGACCATGGAAGTCTACGACAGCGTAGAAGACAAGGTCCAATACACGATGAATCGTGTAAAATGGGAAGGCGGCACCGGTTCCGTTGACGCTCGCGGCGTTTGGCAAGGCGTATGGAACTTCAAAGGAGTTACCGCTTACGGTTTATAATTTGAATTACGAGACTCGGACTAGCTATCCGGGTCTTTAGGTCACTGGGAATGGAGGCGCGCTTCCGATCCTAGTAACCGGTTGAGGGCTGGGTATCGCAAGGTATCTAGCCCTTTTCTTTTGGTATAATTGAAGAAAAGCTGGATTTTCCGGCTAAAGAAAAAGATTAAGATGGAGAGAAAAACATGAATGACGTCAAGGATTTAAAGAAGTCCCTACCAGCAATGGAAAATTCATTTTCACTAGCTGCCGCCGAGGGCATAATTACCAAAAAGACCTATGACGGTAATTTCACCTGTAAAATTCCGAACATTAAGACCCAATCGCTCATCGAGAAGCACAAAGCTATGTTGAATGGCGGCTTGGAACCCAGCCTCGATTTCGCTACCAAACACATGCACAACATGCTGGCTTACCTGCGTTACACCCTTACGGAATACCCGAAATGGTGGAAAGACGCCGACATGGGCTATGAACTCTACGACAGTAATATTGTCGAAGAAGTGTACACCAAAGTTTTGAAATTTGAGAAGGAATGGTTAGAATCTATCTGGGGACCCGAGGAAGTGAAGCCCGATGAGTCAGAAAAAAGCCCCTGATCCATTCTATAGACTCAAGTACATGGGGTACTGCCTTTCGCAAATGACCCCAACTGGAGTCCCGACGACTTTCGAGGATTATGTAAATTATGCAAAATTTCATCTTTCTCTCGACAAGCACGTACTCATGGAAGACCCCATCTGGGATAAATACACAGATGAGGGCATTCTCGTTGAGTTTTTCGCCAACATTTTTTCGAAGAGCAAGGAAAAACTAAAGGAATTCGAATCTACCTTCAAGGGGTACATGTCGGAGATCGACGAATTCAATGCGTGGGCAGATCGCATGATTGAGAAAAATAAAATAGAACTCGAGGAGAAAGCCAAAACTTTGGAAGACAAAGTCAGCTTCACTCCTGAGACCATGGGGGAATAAGTGTCACGTTCCATACGTATTACCGCGGATACCGCGCAACTCAAAAAGAACATCTCGGATATTTCGAAGATGGTAAACAAGGATCTTGGCAAGTCCAAGATCGAATTATTCACTCCGGATACCAAAAAATTCCTTCGTTCTGAAGCGGTCGCTTATGCCAACAATCTAAAGAAGAAAATTGACGGCATCAAACAGTCGACTCTCGATCACCAGAAAGCCCTTAAAGGTGTGGTAGCTGGCAGTCAAGAAGAACTCAAAATCAAAAACAAAATCCTCAAGGCTTCAAAAGAGATTGTGGATTCTGAACGAGAACACCAAGACGTAATTGCCGCTACCGCTAATTTGCAACAAAGTGCCTTTCAAAAACAGTTTACCAAAATGTCCGGTCTTTCAACCCTAATGAAGGGTCTAAAGGGCATCGGAGGAGAAGGCGGCGGAGCCATGGGAATGATGGGCGGAATGCTCGGGGCGGGAGCCCTAGCTGCCTTAGCCTACGGCGGATCGCGCGTTATGGCTGGTCGGGATACCTGGAAACAAGGCGTATCAGATCGCTTAAGCCTCATGGGTCGCGGGGAAAACAATCTTGAACCGCAGAATGTGGGTGCAATGACTCGAGCCGGTTTGGACGCGCAATCTATGCGTTCGGCTCGTTTGCAGTCTTTGGATGTATTCGGAGCCGCGGGATCTACTGAAAGTGCAGTTACTCAAAGAGCCGGTTTTGAAAGAGCCCATGGTATCGAAAGTGGAACCATGACCGGCATTGGTGCCGCTTTACGACCTTCAATGGGCGGAGCGCAAGCCAACAATACCATTATGAAACTTCAGGCTTCTTTGATCGCAAGCGGAATTAAAGACGCCATTGGTCCATATCTGGAAACTACAGCTTCCATGCTCACTGAATTGAATGAAAAAGGTTTCACCATGGATGATTCCGTGCTGTCGCTCTTCAATTCAATGGCGAAGACTGGCATGGGCGAAGGACGTATTAAACAACTTTCGATGGGTGCGGATCAAGCCATTCGTGGATCTTCTGGTGAGGCAAATGCTTTCTTTCAATCAGCTTTCAATAAAGCTGGTATTGGCGGCGGTAGCATCGGCGGCGCACAAGCTGCCATGCGAATGGGCGGACTCTTCGGAACTGATCTAAGCAAATACAAAGGCATGAGTGGCTCTGACAAAAAAATGTTTCAAAGCCTCGGCATAGGCGGTCCAAACCAAATGCAAAAAGTCTCAGGAGCAATCCTAGGACAAATGGATCAGATCTTCAAAGGTCAAAAAGGACCACAAAATAGACTTTCTCGACTCCGCTATATCATGAGTACCGGTATGGCGAAGGATGAAGGTCAAGCCGCAGAAGTCGAAGGACTTTTGAAGCGCGCGAAAACCGCGACACCTGAAGAACAAAAGAAAATCATGACTCAACTCAATAACATTCAGGATGAGAATAAAGACCCAAGTCTCGCTCAGTTGAAAACTATCAATAGTTCGACGGCTGGAATTTATGACGTTTTGCAGAAGACTCAGAAAACTCAACTTGATCAACTCGGTGAAGTGACCGGGGGCGTGTTCAATGACATGGATAAACTCTTAGTCTCAATCGACGGAGCTATTCTTGCCATCGCCAAGACTTTGACTGGTTACGAGACTCCCGAAGAGCAGAAAGCTGCTCAAACTGATTTCGAGAAGAAAAGTCAAGATTACGCTGAAGGTATCAAAAAACAAGCCATGCAGGGACAATTAATGGGAGACAGTAGCTCTCTCAAAGACCTTCCAATGGATGAGCAAGCCCAACTTTATCGTGAAATGAAAACTAAGGCTGATGCCGAAAGTCAAAAAAGTTTCTGGAGTCAGAACAAAACTTATCAAAACGTACTAGACAGTGGAAACCTGGATGCGGGTAAACGTCAAGCTGACTGGGAAGATAAACGCAAGTCGCAAGGCAAAGACACACACATCATTACTCAACATGAACGTCAGAGTCTTGAGATTCAAAAACAGATCGCAAAGAATACGAAAGATACTCACTCTGCTGTTAAGAATGTTGGAGGCGCGCCCGCTTCTACCCCTAATACCTCGGGCTCGGGTCAATAATGATTAAGAATGACGTAAGCAACATAAATAGTCAGTGTCAGGTTGTTTTCTTCAATTGGAATACTCCTATTTTGATCAATAATTTAACGGACTCTGATCTCATGGCATCTACGCCACTTGATATCAGTAAGTACCTATTGAATATGTCATTCTCGAAAAATCTAGGAGATCCTGCAGGCACTTTCTCAATCTCTCTCCCCAATGACCGAGATTGGAAACAAGTTTTACATCCGGGAACTTGGGGCATCGTTTATATGTCCCAAGATGATGCCTTAGCGATTCCCTCAGGTACAGATCTTCCCAGCATGACGGCTCTGGCTCTACAGCAAGACAAAATTCGTGGAATCATCTATATAGACCGCGTAGCTGCCGCAGGCAGAGTCGGCGAAGAGCGCGGAGAATATGACGCCGAATTCGTCGTTAGCGGACGAGATTTTGGAGTAGTTTATGTGGAAAATGAGATCTTTTACAACCGACTTCTCTATGAAGGAAAGATCCAAGAAGCTGCAGCAGGTCAGTTACGTGTATCTGGTACTCGAAATACTTCAGCATTATTGACTACCTTACATAGAGTTTTCTTCGCACCTGATCTCTTAGGCATCAACTTACAGGGCGGAGCCAATCTTCAAAAAGATATTCCGCTCCAATGGATGCTTCCTATGAATCTTTTTACAGCATTGGGGATTACTCCAAGGAATGGAACTTCTTATTTTGGAGCCATTCCAGAGAATCAACTTTTAAATTTCAGTCCGACACTTTGCAATTTTCCAGTGGATAATCCCATGACGCAAATCAATGGGAAAGCCTGGGATCGTCTAAAATCTTTCTCTATTGAACCCTTCCATGAACTCTTTACTGAGACTTCTGATCAAGGTCTTCCACAATTGAACTTTCGATACATACCGTGGCGCACGAGCGATGGATCATCTTTGGGAAAACTGAAGCCTTTTATTCCCTCCATGGCTACCCAAGTAGCGCAGGTTCCAATCGATTCTATAGACATTTTAGATTTTGATCTAGGGGAAGAAAATCACAATCGATTCAATTACTTTTTTACGACAATTGATACTTCGCTCTATAGTGCAAATGATACGATGGCGAATTTGGCAGACAATGATCCTACGACTGGATTTCCGAGAATTCAAGCCAATAGTATCAAGCGAAATGGTCTGAGACTCATGTACACGACCGTAAATGCCCTCATTCAATTGGGTTCTGGCAAACCTTCGGAAGAAGCTGATCCAGATCTCCTTCGACTCCACAATGAATTGATGCTTGAATATTGGAACAACGCCGTATTTTTTGAATCCGGAAGCATGACCATTATCGGTCGCAATGATGTAAAACTCGGTAAGGTTCTATCAGTGGCAAGCGGAGTTCCGTACAATGGTGGAAAAGTTTTCTATATTGAAGGTTATACGGATCATTTTTCGGTCGACGATAAAGGTGCAGGTTTCTGGACTCAAAGTCTAAATCTGACACGCGGGTTTTATCCCGGCGACATCGGAACTCGTGGAGAAGATTACGTCGATAACGGCGAATTCACGGAGTTTAAATGAAGCTAAGAGACGGTTCTATACAGTCAGCCAACCTTCCGGCATTCAATCGCCTGGCAAAGAATCGAGTCGATCGCGATTTTGGGCTTTATCGTTGTATGATCACTCGAACTTTCTTTGTGGATGATCCAAACAATACGACTTTCGAAAATCAGCAAGTGACTTACGAAGCTGTGATTCTCGGCGGAGCAAAAGAGGGTACGATACTTCAGAATGTCAAAGCAATGAGCGAGTATGGCGGAGAATACAATTATTCTGAAAAAATTTATAGACCGATTTCGACTAAAAACCTTGAAGACAAACCTATTTCTCAGCAGGACGGAGATATAGTTTTCATACAATTTCTTCAAGGCAATACCCGTGCGCCGGTTATTGTTGGCGCAGGCGTTCAGCCTCAAGATTTAGATTTCACCGGTTCTACCATCGCGGATGGATATGTTTCCCAGAGTCAATACAACGGAGTTTATGAACTCATAGACAAAAATGGTAACTACCTACTTCAGATCAAGGGTGGAGCACTGGATTCTGCCTCGGGAGTTTTCGTACCAGATCAGATGGGAAATTTAGCTTCGCTCAAAATGATGCAGCAACAACTGCTCATGCAAACTCAAAGTGGAGCACAAATCAACGTCAGCGGTTCTACCATTGCTATAGGTAATAAACAAGCTGAACTTTTTGACCAACTATCAAAGGCTCTCGGCAAGTTGATCACCTTTTTTAATAGTGTGGATTCTGCTCACACCCATACTGGAAACTTGGGATATCCAACCTCTCCCCCAACTCAAGCATCTCAATTCACCCAACTTGGCAGTGATCTTCAAGCCATTCAAACTTTGATCAATGGAATCAAGGGGACCCTCGAATGATGGTAGCGGCTGATATGGCAGAATCCATTCGAAGTTCGATGGGTTTTCCATTGCCCGTATCGACGGAACTTGTCGGTTGGGCTTCAGGAGTAATTGGGGAAATCACTAGCAATGCCAAGGTAAACAATGCACCCGGTACCATAACAGGCACTTGTCCCTCCGGGGGACCTCTCAGTTCCGGAGCCGGAACCGGCGGATTGATCTCGAGCATGAGCGGATCGGATATGGCTTCCTTGGTAAAGTCCGGCGCGGGGTATCCCTCAGTGTCTTCTGAACTTTCCACGTTCTGTTCTCAGATAGTTTCCCACATTCAAAGTCTCGGGATGGTGACGTTCGCTTCGGGATCTATCACTGGATCTTGCACGAACACACCCTTGAGTCCCGGCCCACTCGCGGCGGGAGCCGGTTCTAACGGCGTTATAACAGGGCTCAACGGAACCACACTGGCGACGGCGATCCACTCTTCTGTGGGTTATCCCGGCTCAGTTTCGACGCCCTTGATCAACTTTTGTACAGCGATTGTAAATTATATAATGGCGAATGCGCAAGTCACTTACGCTTCCGGAACGATTTCAGGGCTTTGCCCGCCCGGCGGAGGGTCACTTTCCGCGGGGACCGGCGTCAACGGAACGATAGCTTGAAGATGATATAATTTAGGGTAGACCAGATTCATATCGGAGATTAAGAAAAATGGCTCTCGGGATTAACGATTTAGTCAATAACATCACGGATTCAGTGCAGAATCTCGTGAATCAATTGACTGGTCAGACAAACAATCAATATCCCTACCCGACGCAAGCGTCAATGGTCGGCACCGCCTTAAACTCCATAAACAAGAAAGCCTGGAATTCTCTCCCCACTCCCTATTCGTTTGCAGTCTACAATGGCAACATAGGCTCATTCGATGGCACGCCCTTCAAAGAATTTCAACTTCCTCTGGCTCCTGGCAAAATTAACCAGACCGAACACTTTGCAATCTCGATAAAGCCGACCCAAGGCGGAACTGTAGTTTCTCACTCGGGTAATAAATACAAAACTCTCCTCATCTCCGGTACTACCGGTGTCGCTCCGTTCCGAGGTGCAGGCGGAGTGGTCAAGGCGACCGGGGAAGCTATAGCCGCGCCAAATGATCTCAAACACAAGTCTGGTTACGAAGTTTTCCAACAACTTAGAAATTACTTCAAAGCCTATTACGAATATAAAAGACTTCTGAAAGATCCAAGCGTTCAAGCCGTGCGCCTCGTATTCAAAAACTACAAGGACGGCGAATTCCTAATTGTGGAACTCTTAGACTTCCAAATGGATCGTCAAGGTCCCCGTAGCTTTTTGTACGATTATAATTTGACTTTCAAAGTGATCGGCAAAGTGACATTTCAGGCTCCGAATTCAAATCTCACAGCTTTTGAAAATGTTTTAGCTACAGCGTCCTCATACATTGATCTCGCTCGCGGAACTTTCTTACAGGCTCAAAGTATTCTTCGACAAGTGGAAGCCACATATGATGCTACGATTTTGAATCCCTTACGCCAAGCTGCGCTCGCAGTTAAAGCGTTTCAGGGGATTGGCGCGACCGCTGCGGAAGTTAGTCATCAAATCATCTCTGATACGACTACAGCTTTAGCTGCATTGGGTATTCTCAAAAAATTTCAGGCGATTCAAACTGCCCAATCTACTGGATCGGCACAAGCATCTGCTAGTTCGGGTCCTTCTAATGTAAATGCGAACCAAGTTACCCTACCCACAGATTTAGCCGCGGCTACTTCTAACAATCCAGCGCAGTCTGTGATCAATCTCAATCAGGGATTGTTGCTCTTGGCTCCTACGGATTTTCCTCCAGCTACTCAAGCCGCCTTCGCTTTGGATCAAGCCGCCTCTTTGAATTTGCCGAGATCTTTTTATCAAACTACTTTGGATAATCTTCAGCGTGTTAAAGACAATGCTGAAGATGCCTTTGGACTTAGCTGTCCAGCTTACGATGCTCTGTTTGATCGAACCTCTACCGTTCCTGCAAGTACCGTGACCTCGACTTCAATCACGGATGCTCAATTTGATGTTTTAGCAGCGTTTACTCAAGCTATCCAAGGAATTCAATCCATCATGGCTACTGATGCCATGTTTAAATCCACCTTCGCCGATCAGATCGCGTACATGAACAACGCTTTTGCAGACCAAATAGACCTTCAAGCCCTCCCAGCAGTGCAGCAAGTGATCATGCCAGCGAATACTGATCTCGAGAGATTGGCTCAAACTTATTTGAATGATCCTACACGATGGGTTGAAATCGCTGAATTGAATGACCTTCGATCTCCGTTTTTGATTCAAGATCAAAGCGATACTACGAGTAATGTCATCCATCCCGGTCAACCTATCTTGATTCCCGTGAATCCGACTGTCGGATTTTCGACGCTTCCAGTGGGCGCAGAGATCACTAGCGAACAATTGACTCAGTTCGAGAAAAGTCTCGGTACTGATTTTAAATTGACCAGCAATTTCGACCTTTCGCTCGGAAGTGATCAGGATCTCCAGATCATAAGCGGAACTCAGAACGTAGCTCAAGCCGTGGTTCTAAAACTTGGAATCGAACAGGGCGAATTAATTAGCAATCCTACTATTGGAGTGGGGATTCAAGTCGGAGGCGTTATTCCAGATTTGAACCAAGTCAGAGATGATTTGATCAAGACTTTGACTCAGGATAATAGAATCGCAGGCGTGAATAACTTAACCATATATCAGAAAAATTCTGCTCTATGGATGACTTTTCAATTGTTTATAAAACAACTCGACATTCCCGTACCGCTGGATATCAAGTTGTAAGAGGAAAATATGGCACAGCTTACAGTAAAAACCGAACGCCAAATCCAAATGGACATCTTGACAAAGATCATAGCTTTGTTGGGAATCAACGATATTAACCCGGCTTCGGTTCTCGATATCCTTACTGCTGCGGTCGCTCAGAACGGTTTTCAACAATATGTGGCTATGGTTCAAATTGCTCGCTTGGTGGATATCAATGCGATCACTGGACAAGATCTTGACAATAAAGCATTCGAATATGGTCTAACACGTCAACAACCAGAACCTTCAACCGGTACGATCAATATTCTTCGCCCGGCTGGCTTCGTGATGGTATCGACCTCTTTTTATCCTGGACTTCCGGCTCCGGTCATTGGCAATACAACGATCAACGTAAACGATGCCTCAAGTCCCCTGATTGGAACTTCCGGAACTTTAATCTTGGGCTTCGGAACTTCGAACCAAGAAGAAGTCACATATACCTCGGCTCCAGTCAATAACACAAATTACTGGACTTTCACGGTATCCCCGCTTGCTTTCAACCATGCGGTTTCTGAAACGGTTATTCTTTCGCAAGGCTCAAACGAGACCATTCAGGCGGGTACTGTAGTAAGTGTCCCGGCTACAGGCACAACTGCTCAGATCAATTTCACCACAGATAACGACGTGATTTTATATGCGGGTCAAGCCCAAGTGACGAATGTCAATGTGACTTGTTCGACTGCAGGTTCTTCCGGTAATATTCCGATTGGAGCTATCTCCGGCACCGCGGCTTTTCAAACTCCTCCGTTTCCAGGAGCACAGGCTTATAACCCTGTAAAATTTACGACTGGATTGGATCTGGAGACCGACGATCAACTTCGAGATGCTATTCAAGCCTGGATTCAGTCTTTATCTCGCGGCGTAGTAGCAGCGATCCAAAATGCAATTGTGGGCTTAGTCGATCCTGTAACAGCTAAACGGGTCGTATCAGCAAATATCATTCTGCCCCAATCCACCAATGAACCGGTCTTAGTTTATATTGATGATGGCACTGGTTTTGAACCTAGCTTCTCTGAGCAAGGCTTCGAAGACATTCTCGACAACTCGGTGGGAGCGGAGACTCGCTTCACTCTTGATAATACTCCATTGGTTAAAGCGCAAATTCAAAGTAATGCGGCAGAACCTTTCAATATGTCCGGCGGAACTTCCACTTTGACATACAATGTTGGCATCCAAACTGAGACTATCACTTTTCAATTATCTGATTTTGAATTTCCTAGCAGTGCCACAGCTTATGAGATCGTGGCGGCAATTAATGAACGTGCGACTTTAATCGAGGCTCGAACCAGCAATGGCGGGACTCAAATCGTTATTACTGCGGTCGCTGATACCAATGAACAAATTCAAGTCACTGGCGGAACGGCAAACGCGATCATTCTATTCCCGACCAATTTAGTGTCGACTCTTCTTCTTTACGTAGATGACATTTTACTTTCTAAAGATGGACAGACTGCCATCATAAATTCTGGGAATATCTCACCGTACAATTTCAATGCAATTGGCGGAGGTCCTTGGACATTGACTCTAGTAGTAGACGGGAAAACCGCCAATCCACAAACTGTGACTTTCAGTTCGGGAGATTTCGCCAATCCTTCGGCAGCTACCGTAGCTGAAGTAGTAGCCGTGATCAATGCTCAATTAGCTGGAGCAACGGCTCTCGCGATCAATAATAGCACCCAAGTTAGAATAGCCTCTAATACGCCACTTTCGGCAGCTTCTCAGATTCACATCACGGGCGGCACTGCCAATAATGCGACTTATGGTTTGAATTTCAGTACCACTCCAGTCATTGGAACAAACGGCGACTACACTCTCAATCGCGAACTCGGGACCATTCAGTTGAATAGCCCCCTTCCCGCTAATGTAGACGTATCTGCGGGCTCGCTCTACACTCGCGCAAAATTGCGCGCAAGTCTCCCCGAAAACTATGTGGTCTCAAATGGACAGACCTTAGTTATCGAAGTCGACGGAGGCTCCGCTCAGACTATCACTTTCGATAATACTTTCACAGCAGGTCAAAGCGCAATTTACACAGCAAATTTCATAAATGCTCGACTTTTAGGAGCGACTGCAATAGTAAGAACTTCCGGGGGTCTGAATTACATAGAAATCAATACGAATACCTATAATCAAAGTATAGGTTCCATTGAAATCTTAAGTTCCTCAACTGCGAATGGTGGGTTTGGTTTCACTACAAATGTCTTGGAAACAAATCAAAGTCCGAACCAAGCCTACGTAGTTGGAAACAACGTTGGTCCTTATTATTTTGCACAGAATGATTCTTTGATCGTGGTTCTAGATAACGATATCGTGAATAATACTTACTCGATCAACTTGAGTTATCCTGGAACGGTTACTTCCCACAATACAACTACTCAATTTTCGGCTTCTGGATTGGGCAATGTATTTTTGACTGATGGAGTTTTGGACAACTTCTTTCTAGCTTTTACGACTGGAGCAAATACGCTCGCCGGAACTGTAGCATCTGTCACCTTCGTATCGGGAAATACCTGGCAGTATAACTTTTCAGCCCTTCCTAGTGGTCTAAGTAATTACGCCATCGGAGATCTTGTAAATTTCTCGAATTTTTCGAATGCCGCAGACAGCGGTTACTTCGTGATCACAGGTATTAGCACGGCTGGCAACGGTTATGTCCAGGTTACAAATACTCAAGGTGTAGCTTCTCCGACGGAATCTGCCAATGCAGTTCTCAGTCAAAAACGTCAAATCACAAGTTATACGGCAATTCCAGGTCAAATCACAGTCGGCGCGGCATTTACGACTGCTCCACTTGTGAGCGATCAGTTTATCGTTATACCCTCAACTGTAACCAATCTCGTCAACTATATTGGCAATATTCGCATTACGGCTTTTAGCCTGGGCGGCACAGTTGCAGGAGTCAACAATAATACTCAGTTGCAACTTTCATCGCAATCCCTTGGATCAGATGGTTATACTCAAGTGACGGGCGGAGCGGCAAATTTACAATTAGGCTTTCCGATAACTCTCGTTCAGGGTATCCAAGCGTACAGTTATTACACTGGACTCTTGAAAATCGTTCACCAGACTATTTATGGCGACGACACCGATCTTGTGGCATATCCGGGTGTGGGTGCAGCGGGGATTACATTTTATGAACTCGCTCCCACAGTACGAGAAGTCGAAGTCAATGTCACTCTGACTTTAGCTCAAGGGATTACACTCTCTAGTATCGAGAATAGCGTGGCTTCGGCGATTTCCGGATACATAAACAATCTGGGAGTCGGAGATGAAGTAGTGATCGAACAAATTCGTGCAGCAGTAATAGCGGTACCAGGAGTGACAGACGTAGTTTTAAATACTCCTTTGGCTAACGTAGCAATCGCTGACAATGAATTGCCGAGAACCAATAATTCTCTCATCACGGTAGGTTAAAAATGGCAGACGATGTATTGCAAAGATATTTACGCGCGATCCCTAAGGTCATGAATGCTCAGATCAATCCTGTGATTAACGCACTCCTTCAAGGATTTTCTGTCATGGATAATGAGATTGTCGCTCAAACTCAGAATGCCAAAGAGCAACTTTTCGTGGCTACCGCCGAGGGTACTTATCTCGATAAACTTGCAAACTCCTTGGGAGTATCTCGTCCTGGAGGTCTTGGTTTATCCGATCAACTATTTCAACAGTTAATCCCGAATCTTTCTCTGAAAGCGAAGCAGATCCGAAAAACTTTCTACGATACCGCAAATGTTTTCTGGGGACCCCTTTTCATATATGCCAACACTCAGACTTTAAATTTTGGTCCTTTCAACGTTTCTCCTGGCGACTCTATCCAAGTGATTATCGACGACGGAGCTACTCAAACGATCAAAGCCTTGGTTGGCGACATCGCGGTGCCTGGAGCCGCCACTGCCCAAGAAATCGTGAACATCTTGGATCGAATTAAGCACGCTACCGCAGCGATTGAAACGGATTCCTTGACCGGAGACCAATATATCGCTTTGATGACGGAAACGCCTGGTCCGCGAGGATCTGTGAATATTTTACAAAGTTCCATGGTCAGCCCGACGAAACTCGACTTCAATGTGGGAAAATCTCAACTCATAGAACAGGCTCAACGGGTTTGCGTGTACGAAATCAATCCGAATGAACTTTTAATCGAAATCCCGGCGATCGTGCCCGCCTTGCGCAGAACTTTGCTCGGATCAGCCCATTTACATACTGATGGCACCCTATCGCCGCCGGAACCTCCTGATAATGGAATTTGGCAAGGATCTTTTCTTTTTGACCCACTCGGCACCGAGAGCAGCTATACAATCACTGGGCAAAGTGCCACAACTTCGCAGGCTTTGGTGAAAGGCAATGTTTACACTGCCGTCACCGTAAATAGCACTGCTGGATTCGTAAATCAGTCCGGTTATCTTATGTTTGGATTGGGTACTCCACATCAAGAACAGCCCGTCAAGTTCCGAGGGGTTCCGAACTCAAATACCGTTTTAATCGATCCCAGTTACATTTTCAAAAATACGCAACCCGTCGGGACTACGATCAATGTCCTTTCCAGCTTGAGCCCTTACGCTCCGAGAACGAATGGTCAGGATCTCGCAGTTTACTTGACGTCGCCGTCGGACGCTCGCGCGATCACGCAGACCATACTTGCTTCGCTGGCCGCGGCAGGAGTAGTCGTGACTTTCGTAATCCTTCTGCCTAGTTATAAGTATTTGATCGAGAATCCATATTTGATGGACGCGGATGCTTAAAAGCCAGAAATGGTATAATTTTTATTAGAGGAAGATTCAGATGATATTAAGCGCACCCTTATTTTACTCTCAAGAGAGATTGGATTTAGAAGACATAAATGCGCTTCTGGAATCCGCTAAAACCGATTCCCAGCTTTACACCAAAGAGTTTTTCTCCCCTCAGAATTACATTTTGAAAGGTTTTCAAGTCTCGGGCATAGGTCTCACCTCCGCTACGATTACGATGGCGGATGCCACTCTGATCATGGGCGCGGGCACCGGAGATTTCTCGTATTTCATCGCTCCTCCAAGTCCTCCAAACATGACTATCACTGCGGGCAGTCTTGTCGACGGCGTTCGCAATTACATAGAACTCGATCTCAGCTACGTGGCTGAAACTCCGATCACCAAAGCGTTTTGGGACCCGACTGCTAACGGCGGTCTCGGTGCGGAATTCAATCAAGAAGTCAACACGATGTCCGACGTCAATGCGAATTACGTGGTCGTCACCGGAGGCTTCACCGGTCTCCCGGATCGCGTACCGCTCGCCATAATCGATGTAAATGGTTCCGGCATCATCACTGTGATTTTGGACCAACGCCCGCTCTTTTTCCGCGAAGGATTACCCACAAATATTTATCGCAGTTTCACTTGGGCTTCGAACATTGAGCCATCTTACACCGTAGTTCTATCTAGCGAAACAGGAACTTTCGTAGTGGGCGAAACCGTTACTTTCTCGGGAAGCGGCGTAACAGCTACTTGTACCGTCGGCGGAACTTCGACTATCGCCGTCAACCTTCCTTCATCCCTCGCTTTTACCGCGGGTGAGACGGCAACTGGCGGAACATCCGCCGCGACCGGAACCGTAGTTTCAATCCTTGAAAGTTTTACAGGTGCAGACAAAGATATCCATTGCATCAAAGATTTGATCTTAGCTTTCCAAACAGAGATCAAACGCCTCAAAGGAACTCCTTTCTGGTATTCACTCATCACAATGTCTTCGTCGGGAGTGGCACAAGCCCTCAATTCGCTGCTCGTGGCGAACAACACGACTGCTCGATTTTCTTGGGATGGTGCGAACCTATCCATCACGGATGCCAATTATGACGTTGTAAATTTCGTAGTTTCTTCGGCTAATGCAACTGCCGGAGCAATTTATAGTAACAATTCCCAAGATTTCACTGTCGTCACCACGATTTCGGGCGGCGTAGCTCTGAGCACTACTGCTACCGGGCTTCCAACCGCATCAGGCGTTTTGACCAAGGTCTCGGGGACTGGCGATGCCACAATAAATTTCTCCAGCTATACTATCCCCGCTTCTGGTACGGACGTCATTGGACAAGTTGCGCTTCTCTCTTCTGGGCAACAACTGAATCTCCAAAGGATGGATGCGTCGCTTAATACCGGAACTTCAACTATTCCGATCGGCAACAATCAAGTCCTCTATATTCAACTTCCGACTACCGGAAATCAAAACTATTCCGGCAATGGCAGCGGTGCAGGCAACTATCAAGTAGCCAATATTGCTTCCTTTGTGGTCGGAGATCAAAACTATTGGCTCGCGTATCGTAACGGATCGACTCTATATGTCCGCGGTCAGAGCGAATTAATCGCGGGCGAAAGTTCTGAGATCGGCGAAGACGTTCCCCAGACCTTATTGCAAAACTTAGGTCTAATTGATGTCGTTACTCCGGCAAATTATTCTTCCAATATTCGAGGTACCAACGGTGAAAGTTTGGTCTCTCGACTTGGAGTTTTGACCGATGCTATGGGCGACGAGCAAGAAGATCGCTCGGGATACTTACGCTCGGATAGTCTCGTGACTTGGGATGGAACGAATCTCACTTTCACGAGCAATATCATTTTAGAATTCATAAATACGAAGAGTGGTACGATCACTCAACACACGATTCCTTCATCTGCTTCACCTCTGCAATTGACAGCCAGCGGACAATCACTTTATTCTCTGATAACCAGAACTGCCACATCTGAAAACCTCACTGTGATCAATTCGGGTTCTACTGCGATTCCGGCACAAACTCAGGCTGAAAAAGACGTTTTTGTTCTCTTCCGTCGAGTGGATGCTGGCGGCGTGGCATATCTTCATATGCCATTTATGAAACAATTGATCGGGCAAGGACAAAGCGTTCGCCTGGGTCAATCTGGAAGTGGCGGCGAAATCACGAAGGTCAATCTGTACGACAACGTGTCGACTACTCTCCCTACTGGTACATCTTATACTGGCGATGGAGTAGTAATCGCGAATGGGCAGACCGTACTTTTCAGTAATTTAGGTTCTGGCAACGATGAAGTTTACATGGTTTCGGGTGTTGGAACTTCCCTCGTCTGGACTGCTCAACACGTTTTTACAAATGGTTCGATAACTCCATCAGATGGAGATCAAGTCATAATCTTGGATGGTAACTCATTTCAAAATCAAGTAGGAACTTGGGATGGTTCAGCTTGGCTTTTCAATAATACAATCCGTCTTTTCAATGGTTCAAATTATTGGGAATTGGGCTCGATGCAGACTGCAACGCTTGCCGACAATTCTACGGGTACGATTTTCAGCGTAGGAGCCACTGGTTCTGAAAATATCATAGTTCACTATTCCACAATTCGTTCCGGCATCAAGGACACTGGCTTCTTGATTATTTCTCAAAATGATACCACAGCAGAAGTCTCGCAAATGGGCGGCAAGTTGGGAGCGGATTCCGGGATCGCATTTTCTGTGGCGATTACATCCGGAAACCTAGTGTTGTCATATACGACTACCTCAATGGGAGTCGGTGCAACTATGAAGTATTTCATAGAGCGTTGGTCGGATACTTCGGGTGGACCTGGGGGTCCTCCGAGTTATTCAGTTCCTTCTGGCATGGGCGGTACCGGAGCCGCAGGTTCGACTGGGGATATCCAATACAATATCGGTTCTGGAGTTTTCGGAGCCGATACGAGATTCTCTTGGGATTCGACGGATGGCGCGATCGACATGAACGGCGCACTCTTCGACGTATTGAGTAGCTCAATTACACTTCTCGATAACCAGAGTTCCCCGCAGGCTCTCTTAAGTTACAGTCAATCATCTTACATGTTTGCTATAATTGAATATTCCATAGCTCGAAATGGAAGTAATCAAGTAGGATTCATTCGCATCGTAAATAACGGAACGTCGGTGAATATCGACGATGACAATCTCAATACCTCGAGCACTGGAATAGTTTTCTCTGCCATTTTAAGTGGCGGAAATGTAGTTTTACAATATACCTCTACAAGCACGGGCTCAAACGCTACGTTCAAATGTATCAAGAGGAGATGGAGTTAATAAATGGGCGCACCAAATGCTTCAAATTTTGCACAACCTATAGTAGTCGGTACTTTAACAGCAGATCCAGCAAGTCCCGTAAACGGAGAGATTTATTATAACTCGACGAGCGGCGTATTTCGTATGTATCAAGCTGGAACGTGGCAAACGACTTCTACCGGAACAAACAGCGCAAATACTTCTCTTTCGAATTTAATAACTACAGCGATTAACCAATCTCTGATCCCCGGAACTACTGGGTTGACGATCGGTAATTCGGGAAATTTCTGGGATGGTTATTTCACCAATTTAAAAGATGCATCTCTGACGAGTGCAATTGCCGTCACCAGCAGACTTTTGAAGGACAACGCGGGCACAATTTCTGT